GAAACTGATATACTTAATAGATTAAAGAAATATAGTTTAGATTATTTAGCTTGGATTAATACGGAGGAGGAAGCTCACAAATATGCATTAGATTTATATTCATGCAGAATATGGGAGAATAAAAATTGGGTAGGATATGAAGTATTTAATCAGTTGTTAAGTAAAAGTGAGCTTACAGAACAAATAAGTTTAATATAGAAAAAGGATTTGAATTTTAGACTACATTTGAAGAATAAATTTCAGAAATTAATTAATGAAATAGGAGAATGAGTATGAGAGTTAATTTTACAATTCCGTCATCTCCAGTACCTAAGTCGCGTCCTAGATTTAATACAAATACAGGACGAGCTTTTACTGATGATAAGACGAGGATTTTTGAGAATTTAGTAAGTTTAGCATATGGAGCTAGATATTACTTTGATGATAGTTATATAAGAATAAGAATGAAGTTTAAGTTTGAAGTGCCTAAAAGTTATAGTAAAAAGAAAAGGATAGAAGCTCTAGAAGGGAAAATAAAGCCGACTAAAGCAGATATCGATAATTATATTAAAAGTGTACTTGATGGACTTAATGGAAAGGCTTTTAAAGATGATAGATATATTTATGCAATATTAGCTGAGAAAGAATATGCGGAAGAAGCAAGTATAGAAGTGACAATAGAAAGTGTATAGGGGGATTAGATATGACTAAAGAAGAATATAATGAAATATTTAGAAAAACAGAAGGTAAATTATTTGATGAAATAGAAGCTATAGAGTTAGAAATAGAAAATATAAAAAATGACTATAGAGGATGTGGATCTATAAGTTATGAAGAAAGAACAGGACCTACATTCAATATATCTAGAAGTGTAGAAAATGAAGTTATAAAAAAAGAAGAAAGAATAAATTATTTAGAGTATATAAAAAAGAAGAAAGAAATAAAAAAGAAGAAGATTGAGATAGCTATAAATAATTTTAGTATAGAACAAAAAGAGTTATTTAATGTACTTTATATGAGTAATAAAAAGAAAGTTCCTAGACATGAAATATTAGATAAAATGCATATATCTAAAACTACATACTATGAATTAAGAGAATCATTAGTAAGAAGTGCTATAAGCTCTATGTATCCGGATATACTAGAAAGAGAATTATTTAAAAGTTTTTCAGTTTCAAATTGAGGGACATTTTTAGGACAAAAATAGGACAAAGTTGGGACAAAAAGTAATTTATTATGTGTTATTATATTAATATAGAAATTTATATAATTTCAGTTATTCCCCTAATATGTATATTTCTCTAAAAGGTAGGACTCCCCTCCTACCTAATATGCAAGTAAAAGTATAGCAGGTGCAACTCCTGCAACTTGCCTTTAATAATATAACTTAATGAAAAATGAGAAATATTTTTACCTAATCTTATATAGTCTCTAAGGGTAAATAGGGACTTAAAACTTGTTTCTGTTTTAGATTTATTCAACATCAAGAAAGGCTTATGATTATTCATAGGTCTTTTTTATTGTTTAATAATATAAAAGGGTGAGGTTAATGGCTAAGGTTTGGAAAGATGCAAATGAAGTTATAAAAATGGTGCATGAATTACCTAGCAATAAGTTAAGAGAAATAGATAAGGAAATGGTAAGTATACCTAAATTTGATAAATGGAATAAAAATGAAGAAATATCCCTAAAAAAGTAGTATTATATACTTTGGAGGAGGGGAATGAATTGGAATATTACTATAAACTTGGATCAATAATATGCATTTTATTATTTATAGTATTTTTATTTATTTTAATAAGAAATTTAAAACATATATCTATGTTTATCAAGCAAAAAAAGTTAATTTCTATAGGAATACTCATATCAATGTCAATAATATGTTTTTACAATTTTACTTATGAATGGCCTGAAATATTTTATGGTGGTAACTTTATTTATAAAATGCTAAATGATTTAAGTTTAGCATATATAGGTGGTGCAATTTTTTACATAATAGAATCATATATACCTGGAATTGAAATAAAGAATAAACTTAACAGAAATATTAAACGCAATATAAGTTATCTACTTGAAAATATGAAAGAACCAATAGAATATATGGCTAATGAGTGCTTATCAGAGTTTGATATAGAAAATTTATTAAATTCTGATTGTCAATACATTACAGATAACTTTAAAACACATGATATATCTAGAATGGTTGATGACTATGGTAATCATGTGATTGCAATAAGGTTGATTAATAGTTATATTATTAAATGTGATTATTATATCGATAGATTATGTAATATAATTGCACTTGATTTAGATTACGAGTTAATGAATATACTTGAAGATATTAAGGACTCTACATTTCATAAGATATATTTGACGATGGCAGAAGCAAATACTCCAAAAGCTATTGAGGAAAAGAAATGTAACTTTTTATATGAGTACTATTTATTATATAAAGAGCTTAAAAATTATTACAATAAGATATAACTTAAAATCAAGAACTCTCTAGTAGAGTTCTTTTTTATTTTACAAAACAAACAAATGAGGTGGTGATATGGAAGGTGTAAAAGAAAATATAAAAAAAGATTATATCGAAGGCCTGAAACAAAAGGAAATATGCGATAAATATAACATATCAATCAACACTTTAAAGTCCTGGATTAAAAGATATAAATGGGCAGAAGAAAAAAGAAATAAGGGTGCACCTATTAATAAAAAGGGTGCACCTATTAATAATATAAAAAGTGAAAAGAAATCAAGTGATAAACCTAAGTCTAGATTAACTAAAGACTCATATCCATTACAAGCAAGGCCAGGAAATAAAAACGCGGTCACTACAGGAGAATTTGAGACTATATTCTTTGATACATTAGAAGAAGATGAACTTGAATTAGTAGATAATACACCATTTGAAAAAATGAAATTATTAAAACAAGAGATACAGCTTCTTACAGTTAGAGAAAGAAGAATGTTAAAGAGAATAGAAGATTTAAAACATTCTCAAGAAGTTGTAATAGATACTGAAACTCATGGTACTCAAGGAGATTCAGAAGTTAGCTTAGTAAACTATGAAAGTACATTGAATAAGATACAAAACATAGAAGAAGCTTTAACTAGAGTTCAAGATAAAAAGCAAAAGGCTATAGATACATTACATAAGTTTGAAATGGATGAACAAAAGTTAGAATTGACTGTAATGAAGCTTGAACTTGAAATAATGAAACAAGGTGGACAAGATGAGGAAGTTGAAGATGATGGATTTATGGGAGCTTTAGAGTCTCAAGTAGGTGGTGCTTGGGATGGTTAAGGATAGAATAAAAAAACTTAAAGATAAAGTAGAAAAAATGAAATCATCTAGAGGTAACACAGTAAAAAAAGCTACTATAAAATTTAGTCCATTTTCTAAGAAACAAAAGAAAGTTCTAACATGGTGGTTATCTAATAGTCCTGTAAGCGATAAAGATGGAATCATAGCAGATGGGGCTATAAGAAGTGGTAAAACTATATCAATGTCATTATCATACTCTATATGGGCTATGAGCAAATTTAATGGGCAAAGTTTTGGTATGTGTGGTAAAACAATAGGATCATTTAGACGTAATGTTTTATTTTGGTTAAAGCTTATGCTTAAGTCTAGAGGATATAAAGTTGAAGATAAAAGAGCAGATAATCTTATGGTAGTTAGTAAAGGTGATGTTACTAACTATTTTTATATCTTCGGAGGAAAGGACGAAAGGTCGCAAGACCTTATCCAAGGAATAACATTAGCTGGTTGTTTCTTTGATGAAGTTGCATTAATGCCTGAATCGTTTGTTAACCAAGCTACTGGGCGTTGCTCAGTTGATGGTTCAAAGTTCTGGTTTAACTGTAACCCAGATGGACCATATCACTGGTTTAAAACTAACTGGATAGATAAGCAAGAAGAAAAGAATATACTATACTTGCATTTTACTATGGATGATAACTTATCATTATCAGAAAAGATTAAGAAAAGATACGCAGGTATGTATTCTGGAATATTTTATAAACGTTATATATTAGGTCTATGGGTAGTTGCAGAAGGTATTATATATTCGATGTTTGATAAAGAAAAGCACGTTGTTAAAGCTTCTGATTATCAATATAAAGAATACTATGTATCTTGCGACTATGGTACACAAAACCCTACTTCATTTGGTTTATGGGGGAAAACATTGGATAATAAGCACGTTATGATAAAAGAGTATTATTATAGTGGCAGGACAACAGGAGTACAAAAGACAGACTTAGAATATTCGAAAGATTTAAAAGAATTTACTAAAGATTATAAAATTAAATATGTAATACTAGATCCATCAGCTGCATCATTTAAAGCTCAACTAATTAAAGATGGATTTAAAGTTATTAAAGCTAAGAATAGTGTACTTGATGGGATAAGATTAGTAGCTAGTTTATTAACTGAATTAAAAATATTCTTTGATGAAAGCTGTTATGATACATTTAAAGAATTTAGCTCTTATATCTGGGATGATGAAGCTTGTAAAAAAGGTGAAGATAAACCAGTTAAAGAACATGACCATAGTATGGACCAGATAAGATACTATTGTATGACTATAGTAGGAAATAAAGGTAAATCTAAAAGGACATTAAATAGATAGGAGGTGATGGTATGAATATAATAGCTGCAAATAATATTATAAATATGGAGCTCCAAGGATTATTTCCTAAAGACAGACTTGAAGAAATGAATGAAATAATTAATTACTACAAGTATTATGAAGGCGAAGAACTGGATTGGATTAAAAGTGCTACTGATTATGTGGCTACAGAAAAAGATACTAATTATATTAAAAAGTTAATAGATGAAGAAGCTAGATTTATGTTTTCTAAACCTCCTTATTTTAATATTAATGTTGAAGGTAATGAAGAAGTAGAAAAAAAGCTTAATAAATATCTAAAGCGGACATTGAAAAATAACCTTTTTAACAATGATATTATAAAAGCTACTAAAGATTTTCTAATTGGTAAAAGAATAGCTCTTAAGCTAGTTGCTAATAAAGTCACTAATAAGATTGAAATAGCTTTTATTCCTTCTTTAGAATTTGTACATATTCCTAAGATAGATAATGTCAAAGAATTAGAACAAATTATATTTTGTTATCAGTTAGAAGAAAATATATCTAGAGAAAATCAACGATTTTGGAAGCAAAAGTATTATATGAGTAAAGATTATTGTTATGTAGATGAAGCAATATATGATGGAACCGGCAAGGTAATAAAAATTATAAAAGATAATGAAAATACCAAATTACCTTTTATACCATGCTATGTGATAATGAATGATGCTTTAACAGGAGATACAAAAGGAAAATCAGATGTAAAACCATTAATAGAGAATCAAAAGGCATATAACCAACTTACTAGCGAAGATATAGATACTATTATAAAAGGTATGAACAGGATTATATATATGCTTAATGTTGATGATGACTCTATAATGGAGGATGATGGCAAGCCGAAGATAAGTTATAAAGCTGGATCTGTTTGGAATTTAGAAAAAGATAAACAAGCAGGTGAGGGTGATAAAGCAGAAGTAAATACTATAGGTTCTGATTTTGCATATGACCAAAGAATAGAGAATGCATTAGATAGAATATTAACTGATATGTATGATAGTTTATCTATACCGAAACTTAATACAGATGATTTAAAATCTCTTACAAGTGCTAAAGCTATAAAAGCTATATATCAACAATTCACTTCATGCATAGAGGAAAAGATGACTTCATGGATACCAATGCTTGAATGGATGGTAGAAGCTATTATAGAAATGTCTAGAATATATAAAATAGGTGATTTACCTAATATAGATATTGAAGATGTAGAAATAATAGTGCAAAATCAATATCCATTACCAAGTGACGAATATGAGGAAATGGCAAATGATATGCAACAAGTAAATACACAAGTAATGAGTAGGAAAAAATATATAGAGAAATGGCATAATGTAAATGGAGATATAGCAGAAGAAGAGTTAAAACAAATACAATTAGAAAAGCAGATGTTAGAAGATAGCTATAGTCAATTTGAAACCGATTTAGGAGATGATGAATAATGGAAACGAATAAATTTATAGATATATGCAAAGAAGAAATAGTTAAATACTTTAATAATGAGTGTGATAAGACCGATAATTTTGAATTAACTACAGATGATGTATTCGTTGTATGGAATTGTAAAACACTTCAAAATAACAAAGCTTTATTATCTACTACTGTTAGTGATGGAATGTATTATGAGATAACTTACAATGGAGATAAAAACGAAGTTTATTTTGATGCTTATAAAAAATGGAAAAATAAAAAGATTACTTTATAGAAAGTGAATATAATATGGCATCTAAAGATTATCTTAAGCTATGTGAAGAAGCTCAAAATAAAAAACTTAAGTTAGCTAAGAAGCAAGAAAAGCAGATAAAACAGATATACAATGATATGTATTTAAAGGTATCTAGAGAACTTAAGAAAGTTAATCCTAATACTTTATCAGAAAGATATTTAGAAGAACTTAAAAATGAACTAGAAAAAGAAATTAGGACTATTCATAGTCAAGTCGGAAAGATTATTAAAAATAATATAAAAAAATCAAGTGAACTAGCTAATGATGTACAGCTAGATTTTTTTATGTCTATTAATGATAAATATGATTTGAACATGAAGGATACTTTTTCCAGTATGTTTTCTAAGATACCCAAAGCTGCTATGGATGAAATATTATTCGGTAAAGTATACAAAGACCGTAAAGGCTTATCTGAAAGAATATGGCAATATACAAAGAAGTTTGATAAAGATATTGATTATATAATTTCAGAAGGTATTGCTAATAAGAAAAGTACATATGAAATAGCTAAAGATTTAGAAATATATGTTAATCCAAAAGCTAGTAAGCCTTGGGATTGGTCAAATGTATATCCTAATGCTAGTAAATCTGTAGATTATAATGCTCAAAGATTAGCTAGAACTGCTGTTAATCACGCTTTTCAACAAGCTCAAAAGAGAAGTTGCGAAAAAAATCCTTATGTTGAAGGTATTAGGTGGATTAGTTCTAATATTCATGGTAGAACATGTCCGATATGCAGTGATAGAGACGGGGAGGTGTTTATGGTCAAGGATTTACCCCTTGACCACCCGTGACCGAATGGATTATGTACTACAGTTCCAGAAATACCTATGTCATTAGAAGAAATAGGAACAGAGCTTAGAAGCTGGATAGATGGAGAACAAAACATAAAATTAGATAAATGGTTTAAAGATTATGGAGAGGACTTTTTATAAGTTCTTTTTTTATGCTCATGTACCAAGTTGTACAAGGAGAAAGTCGGAATTAGCAATGCTATAACCGACCTTTTATTATCTTTTTATTTTCTTATTGTAGATGTAAAAGAACAAATAGAAAAAAACTCTAAGTGATGCAAACACGTAAAAAGCGTAGGAGGATATTATGAAATTAATGGAAATATTGAAAGCACAAGGTTTATCGGATGAGCAGATAAACAAAATAACTGCATCTATGAAGGAAAATAAAGTTTATGAAACTTCATTAGAAAATATAGATGAAAGATACTCTAAGTTGAAAACTCAAAAGGATGATTTAGTAGGTCAGTTAAATACTGCTAACACAACTATTGAAAATTTAAAAAAGAATAACAAAGACAATGAAACTTTACAACAAACTATTAAAGATCATGAGACTACAATAGAGACTCTGAAAAAAGATAGTGAGGTTAAGATAAGAAACTTAACTTTAAATAATGCAATCAACTCTAAGCTAGCAAAGGTTGATGATAGATATAAGAAGCTTCTTGAAACACAATTTGATAGAGAAAAATTAACTATCAAAGAAGATGGGACCATTGAAGGTCTAGACGAACAGTTTAAAACTTTATCTGAAACTTACTCAGAATGGTTTGAAGAATCAACACCAAGTAACTCAGGTGGATTAGGCAACTTTAATCGTAATCTTGGGAGGAAAGGTGAAGCAACAGAAAGCTTGGGAGAAAGGTTAGCTAAGCATTCAACAGAAACAAACTCAAATTATGATTATTTTGGAGGTAGTAAATAATGGGAAAAATAAGAGTTACTGAATACGCAAATAGGAAAGAAATATTAAAGTACGATCATTTTGTAGCTGAGGCGATAGTATTAACACAAGCTAATTCAACTACGGTAGATGGTAAAAAAATAGTTAAAGCAGGAACTATATTGCCTGAAAATGGAGCAACTGCTAAAGGTGTTGTTTTATATGATGTAGATGTTACTGATGGAGATTCAACAGGTTCATTAGTTATACATGGATTTATAGATAAATCTAAATTACCGATTGAACCAGATGCTGCTGCAATAACAGCTTTACCAATGATAAAATTTATATAATTTAAGGAGGAATTAAATATGCAAACAATATACGATATAGTAAAAGCAAAAGAGATAGGTGTTTATTACAATGCCATGCAAAAAGAAAGATCTCCATATCTAGGAGAAACACTATTCCCATTAAATAAAAAGTTAGGGCTAGATTTAAAATGGATAAAAGGGTCTAAGGGTATGCCGGTAGCCTTAAAATCAAGTGGATTTGATACTAAAGCAGAACTAAGAGATAGAATAGGATTTTCTGATGTTCAAACAGAAATGCCTTTCTTCAAAGAAGCTATGTTAGTTAAAGAAAGTGATAGGCAAGAATTAAATAAATTATTAGGAAATCCAGCTAATCAACCATATATAGATTTAGTAACTAGAAATATATTCGACGATGTGACTACTCTTTTAGAAGGTGCATTGGTTCAATTAGAAAGAATGAGAATGCAATTGCTATCAGAAGGTAAGATAGCTATAATGGCTAAAGGAATAGATGGAGTTGCTAAGCCGATGGATTATGACTATAACCTAGCAGATGAACAGAAAGTATCTACAGATTGGACTAAAGCAGACTCTAATCCAGTGGAAGATATATTAAAGTGGATGGATGATGCAGAAGATAGAACTGGTTCAAGACCAACAAGAGCTATATGCACTAGAAAAACTTGGGGATATCTTTTAAATAATCAACATATACAAGGAGAGTTAAAAGCATTAGGTCAAGGTAATATAACGATAACTAATACAATGCTAGAGAATTATTTATTAGACAAATTAAATTTAAGAGTTGCTATAAATTCTAAAAAATATAAATCAGAAGCTGGTGTAGTATCTAATTACTTTAAGGATGATGTATTTACGTTATTACCTGATGGAAATTTAGGGAATACATGGTTAGGAACTACTCCAGAGGAATCGGATTTAATGAGCGGGGCTACTGGCGCAGAAGTAAACATAGTTAATTTAGGTATAGCTATAACTACTACTAAAGAAACAGATCCAGTTAACGTTAAGACAAAAGTATCTTTAATAGGATTACCTTCATTCGAAAGAGCGGATGAAATAATCATAGCTAATGTAAATAATCCCAGTTAAAACCCTAAGCAACGACTTAGGGGAAATTCTAAATGATGGGAAAAATGAAATTACCAACATGGATGAATTTGATTATGACTATATGACTGTATCAGAGCTTAAAGAATTAGCTAAAGAAAAAGGTATAGAAGGGTATTCTAAGTTAAAGAAAGCTGAGATAATAGAAATATTAAAGTAGGTGCATTATGGAAGAAATTCAAGAACTTAAACTAAGACTAAGGGAGGAATCTTCTCCCTTTTTTACTGATGAAGAGTTACATTATTATTTTTCTTTAAACAATAATGACTTAAATAAAACTACTTACGAATGCCTTTTGTTAAAAGCAGAAGACGATAGCATCACGCTTCCTGGAGGGCTTACCTTAGCTAACAATAGAGAATATTGGCTTGGATTAGCTAAACTGTACAAACCTAAGAAAAGGAGCTTTGTATTATGATAGCTAATAAGATAAAACCTAAAATACAGAAAGTAATAGATAAATTCCCAACTTATGTTGATATTTATAGAGATGTTAAAAATGAGTTTGGAGAACCTGGAGGAAAAGACCTTGTATGTAGTGTAAAAGGCTTTTACCATGAAGGGAATACTCAAATTAGTGCTATTACTACTGATAAAGGGCAAGTAAAAAGAAATAAGCAAATGTTTTTAATGGTTATCTATGATGAAGATACTGTTAAGATAAAAGAAAATGATTACTTCTTACTTGATAATGTTAAATATGTTATAAAAGATAAAGGCAATCAAAATAGACTAAATATTTATTTTGATATGTTGCTTGAGGTAAATTAGTATGAGTTTTAAATTTGATGCTAATAAGCTTGTAAAAGGATTAGCCGAAAGAGAAATTAAAACTAGAGCAGCACTCGGTTTATATGCAGATACAGTATCTAAAAAAATGGAGACTCATGCAAAGACTAATTATAAGTGGACTCCTAGAAGTGGAGCTGCACATCAAAGACTTAATAGTAGATGGAAATGGCATGGGTCAGTTGTAAGGGTAGAATTAAGTCATGGAGTAGATTATGGTATATATCTTGAGTTTCTCAATGAGCGTAGATATGCGATAATAAAGCCAACGATAGACTTAATTAGCCCTAAAGCTATAAAAGGTTTATCAAATATAATAAAATAAGGTGATGTAATGTTTACAGAACTATATAGGTATTTAAAAGAGAAAGGATTTGATGTGTATTCTATAGGGCAACATGAAGGAATATGCTCAAGTCCTTATTTAGTTATAAAGGAAAATGGTGAAAGTGATGTAGCTGGAACTTCATATATCAATGATGTAGCTGAAATATTAATATATTATCCTATTGGTGGATATAGCTCACTATCAACTTATACTAATAATCTAAAGTTAGTAATGAAGGAATATAAAAAACTTAAAAGAGTTATAGATCCTATGCCTACAATTATTGATGATGATAAGAAAGCATACATGACTTCATATACATATAAAAAAATTAAAGTGAAAGAAGGTCGATTAAATGGCTAATGAATTTACACAACTACCTTTAACTGATGTAGTTTTAGTCCAATTAGTTACTAGGGAACAATCTCCGAGGACTTTATCTTTTCAAACTTCTGATGAAATAAAGACAGAAGAGGTTGTAAAAGAAGGAGAAGCTAAAGAATTAATAATAAAAAATCAATTAATAGCTAAGAAGGAAACTCCAGACTTGATGTTAGGGTATGATTTAACATTTAAAGATAATGTTATGTCTCCAGAAGTTATGCAAGTTGTACAAGGAGGGACTATAGAATATGACACAGAAAGTGGAAAGTTTAAGAAGTATGAACCACCAGCAATAGGTACAAAACCTAATTTAACTTCTTTTGATACTATAGTATATTCTGAAATAGTTGGAGATGATGGAGCAACAGGTGAATATGCTAAGTTTACATTCCCTAATTGCAAAGGTGGAAATGTTCCAGTTAATCTAAAAGATGGAGAATACTACTCTAATGAATACAAGGTTAAGTCTAGACCAGCTATAGGCCAAAAACCTTATACATTAGAAATAGTTGATGTATTGCCAAGTGGAGTAAAAGCATTTGGTTATGATTTTTATGAAGCGATTGAACCATCAAAAATAGAAAAAAAGAAGTAGGTTATAAGGATAGAGATTAGATTCTCTATCTTTTTCATTTCAAGGAGGAATTAATATGCAAGTAACAAGTTTAGAGGAATTAAAGCAAATAGCTAAAAAAGTAAATGGTGAAGTTATAGAAATACCAGGATTTGATGATATGTCGGTATTAAATGTAAAGGTAAAAAGAGTATCATTAACTGATTTAGTACAGTGTGATGTATTGCCAAACATCTTATTACTAGAAGTACAAAAGATACTTGATAAGAAGCAAAAAGGTCATGAAATGAAAGGTAAGGAGTATGAAAGAGCTGTTAAAAATTTAGAACAATTTACAGAAATAGTTTACAAACAAGCTTTAATAGAACCTAGTGTTGATGATTTTGAATCAGTTGGTTTAGAACTTAATAAAGTTCAAAAATCAATGATTTCAGAGTATGCAATAGGTGATACAAGTAGATTAGAACGATTTCGTGCGTTCAGAGAAAGTCTTAAGAATAATAGCACAAGCAAAGAATTATAATAAACTCCCTAGTGAAATTTTAGGAATTACAAATACATATACAGCCTTTTGTTTTAATGAAGCATGCTTGCATATTCAATTAGCTCTAGAAGATAAAGATACAAAAGTTATATTTGATGAAAAGAGACTTAAAGAAGATGGAACAAGAAGAACTTTCCTAGATATGGCTCTAGAGAAAGGAGGAAATCTATGAGTATAAATGCAGGTACTGCAATGGGTTATTTAGATTTAGATATTAAAGGTTTTGAAAAAGGTATAAAATCAGCAACTCAACAGTTAGGAATATTTAATAAAGATACTGCAACTAGTAGTCAGAAAATGGAAGCGTTAGGTGGAGTTATGAAAAGTGCAGGAGCTAATCTTACTAAATTTGTTTCAGTACCTTTACTTGGAGTAGGAGCTTTATCTATAAAGACTGCTGGAGATTTCCAAGCTGGTATGAGTAAAGTATCGGCATTAAGTGGTGCTACAGGTTCTGATCTAAAAATGCTTGAAGATAAAGCTAAAGAAATGGGAGCTAGTACGAAATTCAGTGCTACTGAGGCAAGTGATGCACTTTCTTATATGGCTTTAGCTGGTTGGGATGCTGAGCAAATGGCAGCAGGGCTTGAACCTTCTTTAAAATTAGCCGGTGCAGCTGGTATGGACTTAGCTTTAACTACTGATATAGTAACCGATACTATGTCAATGTTTGGGATGAAGGCTAGTGAAGCTACTAAAATGACAGATATGTTAGCATATGCACAAGCAAACTCAAATACAGATGTTCAACAGTTAGGTGAAGCTTTAAAATATTGTGGTGCTTCTGCCAATGCTATGGGTTATGACCTAGCAGATACAACTGCATTATTAGGAACATTTGCAGACCAAGGACTTAAAGGTTCTTCAGCTGGTACAACTTTAAATGCTATGTTCAGAGACATGAAGAAGAATGCAGAATATGGTGCTATAGCTATAGGTAAAACTAAAGTTGCTATAGTAGACTCTCAAGGTAACTATAGGGATATGACAGATATACTTGCAGATGTAGATAAAGCTACTCAAGGAATGACTACAGCCCAAAGAGATCAAGCATTATCATCTATATGGGGGACAGAAGCTTTAAAAGGCGTAAATATGGCATTTGAAGCTGGTATTCCAAAAATACGAGAATTTGAAGAAGGAATAAGAAATTCTGACGGAACTGCTAGTAAAATGTATGAAACTATGCAGGATAATTTAAAAGGAGCTATAGATAATCTTAAATCTGCTTTTGAAGGTGCTTGTATTGTTGTAGGGGAAAGATTAATACCTATGTTCGAAGGAGTAGTAGAATGGCTTACAGATTGTCTTACATGGTTTAATAATCTAGATGAAGGAACTCAAACATTTATAGTAGCTATAGGTGCTTTAGTAGCGGCCATAGGACCATTTTTAATGATCGGTGGAACTTTACTAAGTATGCTGCCTAATATGGTAACAGGGTTTAACTTGGCTAAAGATGCCGTATTAGCATTTCAGGGAGCTACATTAGCAGTCCCAATAGCAATAGCTTTAGTTGTTGCAGCGGTAGTTGGATTAATAACAGCGATAGGCGATAATGCTAATGCATTAAGTTTTTTGCAAGATAAATTTGGTGTATTTGGAACTATTTTAGGTGCCATATGTGAGTTTATAGCCGGAGTAGTTCAACTTACATTTGGTAATATGATTATAATACTAACTACTGCAGCTGAAGCTATAGGAGCTATATTAACAGGCAAGTTTAGTAAAGTAGATGATATAGTCAAAGAAGGATGGGCCAAAGTTGAAAATAATACCGCAAAAGCTATGAGTAATATAGTAGCAGAAACATCTACTGCCTTAGAATTAATTAAGGCTTCAACTGAACAAGATTTACAAGGAGTAGTTAATACTTTTGATTTAGCTATGCAAGAACTACCTAATCTTACTCGAGATAATTCCAGTCAAGTAGCTAAAATATTTACAGATAATATGCAAAATTTAGATGAGCAGTCTCTTACAATTTTAAGAGGTACAAGTGATTCTATGGCTGTACTATTTGAAGGTATAACTACAAATATGGATAATGAGCAAGCTGCTAAAAAGTTTACAGCTAATTTAGAAAGTATGGCTACTAGTGGTAAGTTTAGCACAGATACTCTTCAACAAGATATAGATAAAGCAATGAAATTAATAAATGAAAATATGTTAATTGAAGGTGAAGCATTTAAACAAACTGCTACAAATGTATTTAATCAGTTTAAAACTATAGGTCAACAAGGTGCTAGTGAAATGGCTGATAATGTAGTAGCTGGATTGCAAGGTATGGACCAAGAAACTTTTGCTCAATTAACTAGCATGGGAACAACATGGAGTGGTATATTTAGTGGTATAAGTTTAGATGGATCAATGAATACACAACAAATGAAAGATGCTATATTAAATAATCTTAATAGTATGGGTATTGATGGAGCTACACTTATAAATCAGCTTAGAACAGAAAGTACTACGCATATGAATAGTATGTCTAATGAGGCTGATAAAGCTACTAAAGATATGAGTTCTAAAATTGATGCTAATACTAAAAGTGCTAAAGACAAAGCGTCTAAGAATACAAAAGACTTAGCTACTGATGTAGATAAAAATACAAAAGATGCGAAAGATAAGGCAAATATTAATACTAAAGGGATAGCAACAGATACGGACACAAATACGAAAAAAGCTGCTTCTAGTGCAAGCAAGAATACTGCAGAAGGTGCTAAATCTGTAGAGCAAAATATGTCTAAAATGTCTAAAGATACTAAGAATAATACTTCTAAAATTGCAACGGATACAGATGCTGACTTTAAAAAAGCTAATAGAAGTATTCAACAAGAATCAACTAATATGTACAATGGAGCAAAACAGTCATTTATACTATTAGCTCAAGTTGCAAAACAAGCAGGAAGTGATATGTATAACGGTATTCGAATGTCCGCAGAGATGATGGCAAATAGTGCAAAGCAAAGTGCAACTAGCATGTATCTAGGTGTTACTAATAGTGTTACATCTATGGCTAATTCTGCAATATCATCATGGAATAATATAAGATCGGCGTATAGTGTTCCTGTGCGTGGGGAAATTATTATAACAACTACACATAGAACTGTATATGAAACTGTAGGATCACCGTCAGGTAAATCTAAATCTATTCAAATTAATACAGATAATAATATAGAAACTATATCTTTATTTAATAGAGATACTTATGAAAGAGCTAGAATATCGAGTAATAACCTCAATAAAGCTTTTTATAGTCAAAGTGTAGCATCTTCATTAGTTGAAAAAACTTTAAATAAAGAGTTAAAAGAAGTATTTGAAGAAGTTAAAAAAGGTATAAACAAAAAGGATAAAGCAGAAAAGAGAATAACTATAAATAATACATACAATAGTCCGAAACCTCTAAGTATTAGAGAACTTAAGAGACAAGATGAAATACAAATGAGAAGATTAGCTATGCAATTGGGTTTTTAGAAAGGAGGTACTAGCTTGATAAATAAAATAATATATGAAAATGAAAGAGGTATATCTATTGAGTTAAATCGAGATGGGCCTCTTTTTTTATTTAAACCAGAAGGATTTGGTGGACTAGAATCTGATATAGTAAGTTCTAAAAATGCATATCAAGATGGTATAAATATATCTAAAACTATTCTAAAAGATAGAATATTAACTTTAAATTGTTATTTAGAAGTTGATAATGAGCAACAAAGGCATATATTGAAAAGAAAGTTGTATAATGCTTTTAATCCTAAGCTAAAAGGTCATATGAAAATATATACAGACTCAGGATATTTGAGAGGTGCTAGTAATTTAAGAGTTATACAAGCGCCTTTGTTTGAAGATGATTATGAAGGATTAAATGAGCTTGTAAGCTTCCAAATTCAGTTAGCCATGCCATTACCTTACTTTGAAGATATTAATGAAAATAGAGTTGATTTTGGTAATGATATAGGTAATTTTTTCTTTGACTTAGAAATAGAAGAAGAAGGAAAAGAATTATCTATAAAAAATAATTCTATAGTTACAAATATATTTAATGGAGGAGATGCAGAAAGTCCTCTTAAAGTTGTATTTAAAGCTAAATCTAATGTTAAAAATCCTAGTATTTACAATGTATATACTAAAGAATTTATAAAAATAAATAAAACTATGCAAGCAGGAGAAGAAATAACAATAACTACAGGTATAGCTAATAAAAGAGTAGTAAGTTATTTAAATGGAGTTACAACTAATATATTCAATGAGTTAGATATACATAGCACATTTATGTGGCTTGATATAGGAGATAACATCATAAGGTACGATGCAGAAGAATTGTTAGAGCAATTAGAAGTTCATTTATATTACACGAACTACTACTTGGGGGTGTAATAAATGGAACTTTATGTACTAGATGAAAATTTTACAGTACTGGGGATTATTGATGGTTATGAATGTTTAGTTTGGAAACGTAACTATTATAAACCGGGTACTTTTTCTATGCAGATAATACCTGATTTTGAACAATTTGAGCTTCTTAAAAAAGGGAATATACTTCTTAAAACTGATAATACAAAAGAAGCTATGTATATAGATCATAGGGAACTTAAGGAAAATGATGAAGGTGTAGAAGTATTATTGATAGAGGGTTATTCTTTAGAACAATGGTTAGATAGAAGGATAACTTTATATAAAGAACTAGAAGAAGATAATGCTGAAACTGTTATAAGAAATTATGTTGATAGGCATTGTATTAATCCTATAGAAATTAATAGAAAAATTGATAATCTTGTTCAAGGTTTAAACAATAGTTTAGGCAAAAATATGAGTTATTCAAGTCACTATAATCAATTATCGAATGAAATTGAAACAATATCAAAATCGAATGAGTTAGGCTATAGGATAGATTTAGATTTAGATAACAAGCAATATGTATTTGAAGTTTATCAAGGATTAGATAGAACTGATAATCAAGAAGTTAATTCTAAAGCTATATTCTCTACTGAATTTGAAAATATAAGTAATCAAAAATATATCGATAGTGACAATAATTATAGAAATATGGTTTTAGTTGCTGGTGCTGGTGAAGATACAAATAGAAAAACTTTAACTTTAGGAACTGAAAATAAAGGTTTAGATAGGTATGAATTATTTGTAGATGCTAGAGATATATCTGATACTAAGCAACAAGGAGAAAGCGAAGTATCTATTCCTATTGAAGAATATAATAAACTCTTAGAAGTTAGAGGGAAAGAAAAATTATCAGAATGTACCAAAGTTGAAACTTTTGATTGTACTTTAATAAATGTAAATTCTTTAATTTATAGAGTTGATTTTGATTTAGGGGACAAAGTTAGTATTATTAATAAAAAATGGGGATTAATGCTTAATGAAAGAATTGTATCAATAATAGAAACCTATGATGAGGAAGGCTTAAATATTGATATAGAAATAGGTAATAATATTCCTACTTTAATTGAAAAAATAAAAAGAAAAATGAGGTGATAACATGGCAGAGAAAAGTTCATTTTTTACTTCATTAAATGGAGATAGAAAATATAAATCTAGTGATTTTGCAGAATACTTTAGCACTTTTATAGGTAATGGAGTTTTTCCTAATCCTTCAAACAACTTATTAGTAACTTCTAATGGTGATATGACTATAAACTTATCTGCTGGGTTTGCTTGGATAAATGGATATATGTATCACAATACAGATAATTTAACTCTAACTGTAGAGTATGCAGATGCTACTTTAAAAAGAATTGATAGAGTTATATTAAAATGTGATTTTGTAAATAGAGAAATAAAGGCTTATGTTAAGAAAGGTGCTTTTGCAACTAATCCAACGCCTCCTACACTTGAAAGAAACGTAAATGCTTATGAATTATCTGTAGCTGACATATTAGTAGAAAATGGTGTTATATCTATACAACAAAGTAAAATAACTGATACTAGGTTAGATTCTGAAGTTTGTGGAATAGTAACTCAAACAGTAGAAACTATTGATACGACAGATTTGTATAACAAGCTTCAGGCATACATAGATGAAAGGGGGCAAGATGTGTCAAGTTGGGTTGATACTGCTACTACAACTTGGGAAATAGAATTTACAACTTGGTTTGAAAATATAAAAGACATATTAAGTGGAGATGTTGCAGGGAATTTAGCAAATAGAATTTTAGAACTAGAAAATAAAGTTGGTAGCGGATTAACTGCTGATAATATACTTATGCCTGATGGTTCATCAGTTAAAACAAGTATTTTGAGTTTACAAAGTGAATTAGGATCAAATAAAAATATACTTCAAAATAACATAAATGAAATAAGAGAGGTGTTATAATGGCAACTCTTAAAAAATTAGTTGATGAAACTACAAATATAAAAGATGAATTGGTTACTTGTCATACTAACTTGAAAAATAATCTTATTACTAAAGGCGTTGAATGTAGTGATGCAGATAAATTATTATCTTTAGTTAATAAAGTTGGGGAAATATCAACGGCAATTGTAGAATCAAGTGATAATGTTTTAATGGAGTTAGGTTCTCTTGCAAAATATGTAACAGTTCAAGTTCCTCCTAATAGCATAAAGAAACAATTTACTTTTACATCTACTTTTAAAGGCAGTATTAGATTTTTTGTTGTATTTGATAGTGCTACAGGAAATGTTGACGGTGTTTTCTTGAAAAACGATTTGATTATGAAAACTATAACTGGTGGACTTAATACAAATACTATGTCATTTGATTTTTCAGATGTTAATGTAGGTGATATTTTAAGTTTTGGATTTAAAAATAAAATTACTAATGCAGATAAATTTGTTAGTGTTAGTAAATGGGAGATGCGAGGTGATTTAATTGGAATTTAAGTATGTTTTTACTAATGAAAAAGAAAAAGAGGATTTAATAAATAAAAACTCACATCTTACTTTAATTAAAATAGCATATCATTTAGATGAAAATTATTTAATTTTTACAGATGAAGAAATAATATATGAGTTGACTGAAAATGAAATTTTAGGAAATAAAATATCCATTTTAGAAGCCGAAAATGAGAGTCTAAAAGAAGGACTACGAGCAGTTTTAAGAGGTGATATGCAAAGTTTAGCATATATTTTATATCCAGAAGATTTTAATACTTTTAGAAAGTAGGTGTATAAATGAATAGAAAATACAATTTAAAATTAGATTTAAAATTCAGATGTAATAACTCGATTATGAAATTTAATCAGTTTGATAATAATACATCTGATTTTTTTATGCGAATAACTAACGGTGGCAATTTAGTTGATATTGAAAAAGCTATAGTAATATTAGCAGTAATAAAACCAAGTGGAAAAGTATCAAGCCAATTTGTAGAAATTGAAAATGGTCTTGTATATGCAGATTTAAAGCCTAATATGAAAGATGAAATAGGAACTTATACTGCAAAAGCTATGCTTATATTAGAAGATGAAAGAGTAGTTACTGATGTTATAAGCTATGAAGTTGAAGAAGATAAAATATTTAGCTTATTAAATGATACTGTAAGAACTTCAGAAGAATTTACTTTATTAACTGATATGTTAAGTAGATTATCTACTATAGAAATATCAGAAGAGCAAAGAGTGATAAATGAAGCCGAAAGAATATTATCAGAAGAAAATAGAAAAATAGAAGAAGCTAAAAGGGTAGAAGCTGAACTTATTAGACAACACGAAGAAGCTGATAGGGCTAAATACGATGCTACAAGAGAAAGCAATGAGAATATAAGAAAACAAAATGAAGAAGCTAGAATATCTAGTGAAAATGTAAGGCTTGAAAATGAAGCTAATAGAATAGAGCAAGAAACTAATAGAGTGAAAGCCGAACAACTTAGAAAAGATAATTACAACTTTATGACAGAGGATGAAGAACGTAGAAAATCAGAAGCTAATTCTCATAAAGAAGCAGAAAATCTTAGAGCTCAAGCAGAAAATACTAGAGTTAATGAAGAAGCTAAAAGAAGAACTACTGAACAAGCTAGAATATTAGCAGAAAACACTAGAGTTAGTAATGAAAATACTAGAAAAGCTAGTGAGGTAACTAGACAAACTAATGAAACTCAAAGGGTAGAAGCTGAAACTCAAAGACAAAATAGATATAACTCTTTTATAGCTGATGCAGAAGCTAATGCTAATAACTTTGAAAATTATACTAATAGTGCAAAGGTAAAAGAAGAAGAAAGAAAATCTAATGAATTAGATAGAAAATCACAAGAAGATAGAAGGGTATCTAATGAAACCGAAAGAATATCCAATGAAAATACTAGAAAAGCTAATGAAGTAGCTAGAATAGAATCAGAAAAACAGAGAGTTGATGCTGAAAATTTAAGAGAAGAAAAAATCATTGAAATACAAAGTGATTATGATTCTCTAAAAAAAGTAATAATAGATGAAAATGCTAGTGCAAATTTACAAAATCAAATAAATCAAACTAATTCGCAATTGGAACATAAAGTAAACAAAGGTGGAGTATCAGTATTAGATATTGATAAAAACAAAGGTAAATTAGACCAAACATATATGTCTAAAGAATTTTTGCAACAAATAGTTGGTAATGCACCTGTATCTACTATCCCTAGTGTTGGAAGCATAACAGACGAAATGTTTGCTAGACCATATGCCTATGGGGAAATTGGGAAAAATTTATTTAATAAAAATGCTTGTGAAATCGGAAAATATGTAGGTGATAATGGACAGCTAGGAGATAACGTAGATTATTGTGCAAGTCATTTTATACAAGTTCATCCTACCAAATCTTATTTTTTATCAATAACTGAAAGTTGGGGTTTCCAGTTTTGCTATTATGATGCAAATAAAGAATTTTTAAGTATAGACTCTACTAAAGGTGGTGTATTTACAATTCCCGACAATTGTTATTTTGTTAGGTTTACATTTAAACCTATAGATTTAAATACAATTCAATTTGAAGAAGGCACAGAACAAACACAGTATGAAGAATTCAAAGTTAATCTACTTGCTAAGTCTGTTCATTGTAATAGTTTAAATGATGATGTTATAGATTTAATTTCTAAAAGTAATTATAGAATTACTTGTAAAAGAAATGATAACGAATTAGTAGTTGGTTTTAAATATAATTCTAACGAAGATATGAGAATACTATTTAAACCTTGTGGTCAAAACTTATTAACTCAAATAAATAATATATATAAATTTGAAAATAAAAATATAATACCAAGCCTTGATTTTTCTAAGTATGGAACTATATTTCAAGAAGCTACAACTGATTGGATTGGTCCTTATATTGTTAGAACATCGAATAACGATGGAGATATGCCTAATAGTTGGCATTTCACAAGTGGTTGGCACGGGTTTAATGGTGACCAAACTGGAAGTAAAACAGCTAGAAATGTAAGTGCTAAATTTTATATTGATAATGTTGAAATTGTTGACAATAATGTTAAGTGTGGTAATGAAATTAAAATAATTGTTGTTAACAATATACAATCAACTGATACAAAAAAACAGGACGGAAGTGGTAGAGAATGTTTACAAGAAACAGTCACATACACAATTACACCTAATAATGTTGATGTTGATGTTGAAATAAAAGCACTTGAAAATGTTAAAATAACAACTTACTATGGTTTACAAACTTCAAATCATTCATATGATTGTGAAATTTTATATACTGATGATGAAACAATGAAAAATTGGACTAATTGTGAAAATGTAAAAATAGACGGTGGTACAAAGCTTAACAGTGAATGTTGTGAATATAAAATAAGAAAAAATAATGATTTATTAGTTGCTTGGATAGATAATGGTTATGGTCTAGGTAAAAGAAAATATGTGAATGAAGATAAGCCTATTGTGTGGACTGCTGACTATAGTAAATCTTACATGGTATTAGTAAACGGGAATTTAGACTTAATAACAAATGAAGTGTTGTATTGGAGAGGTGGGTATAAATTTATTAGTTTAATATGATTCAGAATTGATTTATATTGTGAACTAATACATAGAACATTATAATAGTTATAATTTATAAATACTCTTTGTATCATAAAAGATATAAGGAGTATTTTTTATGAACTACAATGAAGAATTCAAAAGAAATATATTAATAAAACTTGCTGAAAATATTAATATTAATTTCGAAAATCAGCAATCACTAGAGAGGATCTTAGTTGAATTATTACAAGATTATACTGTTATAAAAAATGAAACCTCTCTAACTATATCTGATATACCTGAAAAGATTACGATGTATTTACAAGCTAAAAAACTAGAAGGTTTATCTGATTTAACTTTACAAAATTATTTTTATTTCTTAAGAAGGTTATCAGAGCATACTCATAAGCAAGTACGTGATATAACTTTAAATGATTTAAGAATGTTTTTATTTAAAGAGTGCGAAGGTTTAAAACCAAGTACAGCTAATACAAAGGTTTGCTATTTACAAAGTTTCTTTCGTTGGATGGTAGATGAAGAAATAATAGATAAAGACCCAAGTCGTAAATTGCCTCAGGTTAAACTACCTAAGAGACTTAGAAACTCTCTTACAGTTGAGGATATAGAAAGATTACGTTTAGCGTGTAACGATACTAGAGAAAGGGCTTTAGTAGAGTTATTATTTGCGACTGGATGTAGATTATCTGAACTTGTAGGTATAAATGTAGAAGATTTAAATTTTCAAGATAACAGCATAAGAGTTATAGGAAAAGGTAATAAGGAAAGAATAGTATATTTTAATACTAAGGCTAAGGTTCATATAGAAAACTATTTAAAAGAGCGTCCAGGATATTCAGATGCATTGTTTGTTACTTGTAGAAAGCCATATGCTCGTGTTGGTAATAGAGGAATACAAAAGATTATTAATAAAATAGCCGCTAGAGCAGGATTTGATAAATCAGTTTTCCCTCATCTATTTAGGCATAGTATGGCAACTTTAGGCTTACAAAATGGTGCTAGTATAACTACTATACAAAGATTGCTAGGACATTCTAGCATTACTACCACCGAAAAATACACTGAAACAAATATGGAAAGTGTTAAATATGAATATAAGCAGAGTATGACTCTTTAAAAATAAGGTTAGGATTTCTCCTAACCTTTTATATTTAAATAATTAAAGGGAGGTGTATTAAAATGAACATCTACAATAAGGAGATGAATAGGATGTTGGCAGTTTTAGGAACTATATTTACATGGTTATTTGGAGCCTGGGACTTATCATTAATGATACTAGTTACAGTTATGGCTCTAGACTATATAACAGGAGTTACAAGAGGTTATGTAAATAAACAACTAAGTAGCGAATATGGATTTAGAGGGTTAGCTAAAAAGCTAACTATTTTTTATGTCTTAATACTTTCGGTCTTAATAGATAGGATGATTGGTAATGGATGGCTTTTTAGGACCTTAGTGTGCTTTTGGTATACAGGTAATGAAGGAGCTAGTGTATTAGAAAATGCAGTAGCTATAGGACTTCCAGTTCCACAACAATTAGTAGATGCACTAGAACAGTTAAAACAAGGAAATAAAAAATACAAGGAGGTAGAGTAATATGAAAAATAATAGATTAGATGAAACTAAAATAGGAAATGCTACTGTAATAGTAGATATAGTACCCAAAGGACATTGTATTCCAAATGTTAAAATAACACCGACTACAATAACTATACATAATACAGGAAATAATAATGCTAGTGCTAAAAATAATCACAACTATATGAAAAATATAAATAAAAGCGGAGAGCGTAAAGCTAGTTGGCACTTTACAGTAGACGATATAGAGATATATCAAGCACAAAGTACTAATTTTAAGTGCTATCATGCAGGAACTACAACTGGTAATAATAAATCTATAGGAATAGAGATATGTCAATTTACAGATGCTAATAAACAATTAAAAGCCTATGAAAATGCTATCGAATTAGTTAAAATACTATTAAAGTATCATAACTTCACTATAGATAAAGTAGTACAACATAACCATTGGTCAGGTAAAGATTGTCCTCAACTTTTAAGAACAAATAAATTTGGTTATAATTGGGATTGGTTTATCAAGCAGTGCAAAGAGGTTACTAGTCAAGGATCATCAACTACAACTTTTAAAAATGGAGATTATACAGGTAAAAAAGCAAAAGTAATAGCCAATGTTTTAAATGTTAGATATGACCGAGGAACTCAGTATAATGTAATAGGAAAACTTAATAAAGATGATACAGTAAAACTTAATTATTGCTTAAATGGTTGGATAAGTATAGAAGGATATAAAGGTAATAAAGGACTTGGATATATATCTACAGAGTATTTAGAATTAATATAAATAAAAAGAAGCTATGATTATACTTAAATCATAGCTTCTTTTTAAGTTAAGCGATTGTATTTGAGTTTTCATACACTGATGAGTCAGTAGTATTATTCCTAGGTTTTAATTTAGATTTAGCTTCTTCATACAATCTATTGGCACCTTCTTTTCCTATACTTTCATCTATAATTTGAGAAATATTAGACTGGTTTATTATAGCATTTTCTATAGATAATCTTATTTCATTATTCATAGAGTTGCTTAATTCCTTTATTTCCTTTGTTTTCTTTTTTATATTAGATTTAAGTCTAGATGACTTATTATAAAAGTCATTATCAGCAGGATTTAATATTTGTAATTTACCTTCTAAATCCTTAATTTCACCTGCCAAAGTATCCATTCTCTTTACATCGTTAATTTCTGATGATATTTTATATGCCCAATTTAAAGTATTTTGTTTTATATCACTTTTAGCAGCTAATAAATTATCTTTTACTCTATTTATGTATGAACTCAACGTACAATTAGCCCCATTATTACAACTACAATTATTTAGGTTTTGTTCTGCTAAGTCGCAAATTTTTAATCCATAATCTATACTCTTTTCACACTTCAAGCTATAACTATAAGACATGGATGCCATTTCTTTAGATTTTTCTTCATAATCATTTTGTACAGAGTATTTTGTCATCATCCATGCTAAAACTACATTTGAAATAAAATTTAGAATATCAAATGAGTTTTCATTATTAATAGGTCCTTTTGAAAAGAATTGAGAAACAACTATAAGTATAATAAATGTTGTTATAAAACTTTCAACAGGATTTTTAATAAATATAGAAATGAGTTTTGTTTTCCTTCCAATTAAAATACCAATTAAAATTCCTATAAGAATAAAAGTAATATCCCTACTACCTAGAGTAGATAATATATTTATGATGTTAAAATTTTCAGTTATCAAGTTAATCCTCCTGGCAGTATTTATTATAATAATAATATCTCATATCTTCATCACTAATAATATTATTACAACTTTGCCAATTTCCTATATTTCCTCGTGCATTTTTCCAAGGATATTCTGAGTGTGATAGTTCTTCAAGTTGATTTCCATTAAGGTTACCATATAATTCATAAATTTGATTCAAAAATGAAATTATATAATTGTCATTTTTTAAAATAAGAGGAATATCATTTTTCTTTGGAATTTTATTATAACCGTAGTTTTTAAAATTGTAATATAGTTCAGGACAAACTGGACCATGAATCCAAGCTTCAAATGAAGCATTAAATAAACGTTCATTATTTAATGCTAAACACCAAGCTTGAGCATAATAACATAGCTTTTGCAATTTTTTATGTGTCATAGAACTTTTACTTAAAAAAAAGTTAGCTATATCAAATATAGTAGGCATTGTTTGCTCCTCCTTAAATAAATTTATTATATTTCCCATTATACTACTCCTTATTCGACAAATAAATAAAAAACTCCTTTTTTTACATTAAATAACATAATATAGCATAATTTAATATTATGATTATGTCCTGAATAGTAATTACTATGCTTTAGTATAATTAAATAGAATTTATTATAAATATTAATTAAAGATATGTTATAATATATGTAACAACTCGTCGTGTTAGTAGTAGAACACATAAGGGATTCTTTAGCTACTACAGGTGGTAACTGATAACCAAATTGCATAATATCAACATGAAAAGACTAGGGCTATATGCTCTAGTTCTTTTTTTATAAATAAAAAACATAATTCTACAAAAACATACATAGAAATAGTATATACTAGATAATGTCTGATTAAAAATATTTTAGGGGGAGAATGTATGAAAATATCTAAGAAATTATTATCATTAGGATTAACTTTATCATTATTTATAATAAATACTCCTAATGTTGACGCAGCTGTATCTAGTATAGAAAGGATACAAGGGAATGACTATTATGAAACTTCTGTAAAGGTTGCTGAAAAACAAAATTATAGCACAGCAATAATATTAAATGCAGATACAACAATAGCAGATGGGTTAAGTGCAAGTGGACTATCAGGAACAGTAGATGCACCGATATTATTAACTAGTAAAGACAATATACCAACATCTGTTTTTAACAAGTTAAGTGGAGTTAAAAAGGTATATATAATTGGAGGAACTGCATCAGTTAGTCAAAAAGTTGAAAATAAAATAAAATCTAAAGGAATTGAAGTAAAAAGAATAGGTGGATCTGACAGAATAGAAACAAGCTACAATGTGGCTAAAGAAATAAGTTCAATAAAACCTATAAAAAAGATAATGTTAGCTAATGCATATAAAGGTGAAGCTGATGCAATGAGTATTTCTCCAGTAGCGGTTAGAGATGATTCTCCAATAATATTAACTAATGGAAATTCAATACCATTTAATGCTAAAAATATTGAAAGTTATGTGATAGGTGGAACATCAACGATGAGTGAAAAATTAGTTCAAGATACTAATTCAACTCGTTTGGGTGGTGTAGATAGATTCGATACTAATAAGAAAATAGTTAAAAAATTCTATCCAAATGCTAAGGAGTTTCATATAACTAAGGGATGGAGCTTAGTTGATGCCCTTATAACATCACCTATAGCTAAAGATAGTCCTACTATTTTAGTTGATAACTATAGTGATAAAACTATTTTAAATGGTGCAACTAAGATTACTGCAGTAGGAGATATAGGTCAAGCTAATATAGATCAATCTATTCATGCTTCAAGAGGTGTTTATATAACTCAAAATGCAGAAGTTCACTTTATTAATGTAGGTCAAGGTGATTCTACTTACATAGAGTTAGCAGATGGAACAGATATATTAATCGACGGTGGAGAAAGTAAATATGGAACTACAGTAGTAAATTATTTAAAGAATTTAGAGAAGAATATTGATTTAGAGTATGTTATAGCTACGCATCCGGATAGTGATCATGTTGGAGGATTACAGGAAGTATTCAAACAATTAGATGTTAAAAATTTCTATTATCCAGTTGATGCACCACACAATACTCAAACTTGGAATAATGTACTTAACTTAGCTAAAGCAGAAGGATGTAAAGTTTTAGATGCAAAAAGTGGAACTACATTAAACATAGGTGGAGCAGTATTAAAGTTTGTTCATCCAGCAACAGATTATAAAGATAATAATGAAGATAGTGTAGTAACTTTATTAGACTATAATAATACAGAAGTATTGCTTACAGGAGACGCAGAATCAACTACAGAGAATGATATGGTTAATCAAAATCTAGTAGGAGATGTAGATGTATTAAAAGTAGGACATCATGGATCTAATAGCTCAACTACACAAGCATTTTTAAATAAAGTTAAACCAGAACATTCTGTAATATCAGTAGGGGAAAATAGTTATGGTCATCCAACGTCTACTATATTAAACAGATTAGTTAATAGCGGTTCTAAAGTATGGAGAACTGATAAGAATGGGAATGTTATATTAACTACAGATGGATATACATATAGCATAAAAGCTAATGGAAATCCAACCACAACTCCAGTACCAGATAGTGGTGATAATAGTGGAAATGACAATGCAACAGATACATCTCAAATAGTATATGCTAATGGCGGGAGTTCATCATCTAATAAATACCACAAGAGTGCAAATGCTCATGGAATGAAGGATGCTATAAAAATGACTGAAAATGAAGCTAAGAAAAAAGGTTATATTGCATGTGGTTCATGTTATAGATAAGTAAAGTAGTAGGATTCAACTCCTACTACTTTTTATATATTGCTATTTACAACTAAACAGCACCAAACAATTCCAGCTATAACCAATATAACAGGACCTATTAATAATCCATATCCTAAATAAGTTAAATTCAAAATAATCACCTCAATAAATTTATTTCCAAAATTTATAAAAAATATAACTAGGACGTGCATCAATATGCTCCCATTAACATAGAATGAAGTATAGCAACACAGAAAGGAGCATAACATAATGAGTTCTAAGAATAAAAGTAATATCAGAGAAGATTTAAGAATCAATGTATCCTTTAAGAGTCTAGATCCTGATGAAGTAGAGTTATATGAATGGATTAAGAGAAAGTCTAAAGGAGTAGGACCTAGTGGTTTTATAAAAATGCATATGTTTGAACTTATGCAAAAGAGTGAGTAAAATAAAAGAGCCAAGGGACTGGCACTCCACAAGGCTCAAATCTCAGTGAATTAATAAAAAATTAATTCGATATATACTATTCGACGAAAAATATTAGAACCCTTCAATTAAATCTAAAAAAATCTATTCAAGTACATTCAGTACATAAACTAACGATAAATTAAAGCATATCAAAGATTAACTATTAGAAAAGTATCTTTTGAACAACATCTATAAGAGCTGCGGCTCCAAACCAATACACGAATGATGGCATATTAAAACACCTCCGATAAGTAATTATAAAATTATTGTTTACTAATTAAAAGAATATTATACATGAAAGAATTTAGAAGATAGATTATATTAAGCAATGCAAATTTATTGGATATAAGGGAGAATACGATATGGAATATTTATATGCATTAACATATAGCAAATACAAATATAGCTTAGAAGAAGCGTGTAGAGATTTTGTAGAAATGTATGTTTTATATGATGCATCAGAAGTTATATTAAATAATTTCAATTCAGTTGATTTTATAAAAGAAAATAAATATCTAATACTCGAAGAAGGGGTTAACAACATAATTATCCTAAGTTCTCAAGATTTTGAAAATTTTGATTTTGCAAAAGGGGAATAAGATATGAAAATAAAAAAATCGAAATTAGATTATATTTATGAAGTATTGTGTGAAATAGATGGTTTTCTAATAACTTCATTAGATTTCATTGATGATGATCAGATTAAATATGCAAGAGAAATGATATCTAAGATAGATATTTCATTAAAATATTTAGATGAAATTAATAAGGGGGAATAGATTATGTTAAATAGAAGATGCAAGAGTTATACATTTGCGGAGTATAGAACTTCATTACAAGAAGATTATTTATTAACAGAAATAATGTTAAATCATATAAAAAATAATAAAATTATGTATACTAGATTAGTTTTAATTACTGCTTTATTATTACATTTTAATATAAACTTTGTATTTGCAAATGACTTTAGCACTAGCTTAGATGCAGCAGGCATGCAAATATTAGAGTTATTAATGGCATTTGCAAAATGGGGATGCATAGGATTTGGAGTAAAAGATATGATAGTAACTGTTTTAAATGGTGGGAATGTTAAAAATGCTATAAATAATGGATTAATATATATTCTAGCGTATGTATTTATAAGTTTATATCCTCAACTATTTGATTTATTTAGCAAAATAAAATTCTAAGGAGGGATATATATGAACAACTTAAATTTATGGAATCCTTTTGATTGGGGCGAAATAATGATAACGGGAGCACATAATAAAATAAATATGATTATAACTGAAATATTTAAAGATATAGTTTTAAGTAGTTACAGTATCTGCCTTATAGGAGGAATTATAGGTCTTATATTATATTTATTTGGTCTTAAAAAAGGGAAGGATATTGCATTTATAAGTCCTGTAATATATTTAATAATAAGAATCATAGGAGGTGTTTTAGTTGGTATTTAAGAAAACTAAAAATGTACCTATGAGTAAATTATTAGAAGTTAAGAAAGCTGAATATATAACAGTACAGTTAATACCAACTAAGTCAAATAAAAATAATGCTACAAGTAGCATAGCAACATTAATTAATAGTATGTATGTTAAAGTTAATAAACTTATAACTATAGAGAATAAAAAGCTAATAATAAAAAATACATTAAAAGCTTCTTATTACATTCATATAACTAAAAAAGATGTTGGGTTCTATTTTATAATACCAAAAGTACATTTTATAAAATTTAAAAGCAAGTTTACAGAAGTTTGGAAGAATATAGAGATAAGAGAAGTTGATAGTATTCCTATTGATCCTAATGAATGCACCAAGTATCAACTTAGATATAGTATGAATGATTCTTTGAGTTTAAGTGTAGATAAAAGAAATAATGAGTTATTATCTTCTAATATATCAGTTTTAGAAGTTCTAGAGCAAAACGAATGCGTAGGTATATTTTATAACTTTATTCCAACTAGTGAACAAGAAAGCAATTATTTTAAGATAACATATAAAGAAGCTATTGAACGATATAAAAATGGAGAAAACTTAAAAAAGAGTAAAAATGTTATCGATTTAGGCATTATTACACTTAAATTTTTAATAACCTTTTTAGATGACCTTGTAAATTCGATTTTAAGCACATCTAAAATTAATCATCAACTATTTATATCTACAAATAAAGTAGAATCTCCTAGCACTATTAGAAAGGCTAAAAACAACATATGTAAATCTCAAGTGATAATTTTGAGCAAAAGTGATAAAAAAGAGCGTGAAAAACAGTTATCTTTATCAGCTTGTAATAGTTTTGATGAAATATCTGAGGATAATAAGTTGGTAGGTAAAAAAATCAATAAGAAAATTAATATATATTCAACAATTATAAATGATGTAACTGTAAATATGACTAGCGAAGATGAATGTAATAATTTTATAGCCTTACCTGGAGCGAGTTTATTAAATCAATATAAAAATATAGAACATAAACAAACTAGAGAGAATCCAGTACCAGAAGAATTAAAATCAGGAGTTGTTAATTTAGGAAAAGTTAAATACAAGGATAATAAAGAGTGTGCATATTTAAGCAATGATAAAAGTTTACAATCATTACCTCTAGCTATTATGGGAGGTTCTAGAAGTGGGAAATCTACTTTTAGCATAAATATGTGTAAAAATATAATAGATGCAAGAGAAGGCCTTATAGTAATCGATTTTATTAAGAATACAGAGTTAGCAGAACAAGTAAAATTTATAACTCCTGCTAATAGGCTTATTGAAATAGATTTATCTAATCCTAAAAATGTTCAATCATTAGCGTATAATGAGATAAAAATTAAAGAAGGTATGAGTAAAGATGAAATACTTAAGATAGCTAGGATGCAAGCTAACTATGTACTACAGTTAGTAAATATTATTAATAATGATGATAAGCAACTAGCTCCTAAAATGAGAAAGTACTTAGGAGCAGCTGCAAGAGTTGCATTTTGTAGCCCTGGAACTAGCATGAAAGATATATTAAAGATACTTCAAAGTCATATAGTAAGACATGAGTTTATTGATAAATTATCCGATGAATTAAAGATAGATTTAGAAGATAGTATTATATCGTTAGAAGAGTTAGATGATTATACTAAAGTAACAAAAGATAATCCTATTTCAAAAATATGTGGTACTAAAGATAATAAGATAGAGGGTATAATAGATAGAATTGATTTATTAAGAGAAAATTTAGTTATAGATAGTATGTTATCAAAAGATCCTAAAGATAATGTTGATTTTGTAGATGCTATAGAACAAGGTAAAGTTGTATTAATAAGAATGAGGGATATAGACTTTGATGATGATATATCAATAGATATATTAACAACATTTTTTATTCAAAAAATTTGGATAGCTACTAAAATAAGAGGTACTATGCACGAGCATCCTAGAAGATGTACTGTCCTTATAGATGAAGTATTTCAATCTCCTACATCTCAAAAGCTATTAACTAAGCAGTTTGTACAGAGTGCTAAGTTTGGATTAAAATATGTTTTAACACTACATTATATGGATCAATTATCCAAAGAAGCTCAATCAGCTCTTAAAAATTCTAATGCAAGCTATATGTTAATATCAGGAGTAGATAAAAAAGCATTTGAAGCTTTAGAGGAAGAGTTTAATGTGCATGGTTATTGTTTAGATGATTTACTTAATTTAAAACAATATCACAGCTTAAATTTAATAAAATCTAAGGATGGATATCAATCTTTTATAACACAACTTCCTCCGGAACTTAAAAATAATTAATAAAGAAAAGAGATGAATTAAAATGAACGATAGAGTAGTAAAAGCTATAAATAATATATTTAAAGAAGCAGGACATAAGGTTATAAGTATTACAGAGAATACTATAACTACTAGAAAATTTGAAGAAAGAACATACACATATAAGATAGATGGGGATTTGATAGTTATAAAAAATAGAATGGGGTTAAAAGTATTTGAGAAGTCTATACAAAGTTACCAAGATTTAAATATATCTATAATAATAGAATAATATTGTATGTAAATTACCTTAATAATGTTTAAAAGTGTGTAAATATACACTATTATAGCTATTAAACTTTACACACTTTTAAGTTAATTACCTTAAAAAGGAGTAAAAATATGGCTAGAATACAGGTTAGCTTCAAAAATAATGATACGGAAAATAAGCTATATCAAGAAGTTATAAAAGCCTATGATAAGAGTGCATTTATTAAAGAATGTATTAGATTTTATTTAGATAACAAAGATAAGAAATTACCAACAAAAGAAGATGGTAGAAGAGAAACTAATGAGATAGATAATGTTGATTGGGAATTTTAAGGGGGATCTAAATGAATTTAGGTATAGATATAGGTAATTATAATGTTAAAACAAGTGAGGGTATAATATTTAAAAGTGCTGTAAGTGAAAATATAGAATACGGTAATAAATTTGATAAAATAGAAATAGATAGTAAAACTTATTATCTTGGTACTGGCAGATTAGAGATAGATTATAGAAAGTTTGATAAAGATAATTATATTCCTTTGTTATTAGGATCTATATGTAAAAGTAGTAATTCTATAGAAAATAAAATAGGTTTAGGATTACCTATAAAGCAGTATAATAGCTTTAAAGATGAGTTAATAAATAAGCTAGATAATAAAACTTATGATGTAACATTTAATGATGTTAGAAGAAGAATAAGGATAACTGATGTTCAAGTGTTTCCAGAAAGTGTATCAGGTATAATCGCACATTTTAACAGTACTCTATTTGATGTTAAGCATAAAGATATAGTGTCAGTTGATATTGGATGGAAAACTACTGACATTGCTTTAATTAAAAATAAAAAAGTAATACAAAGCTCTCAAGTAAATACTGGTACTATAGATATATATAATTGCATAAAGAACTCTTTAGAAGCTAAATATTTTGATGCTAAGATCAATTTAGATGATATAAAAGATTATTTAGAAAATGGGTTTTACTATAAAGGAGAAAGACAAAATATAAATTTCGCTATAAAGAGTTGTAATGATTTATTTAAAGAAGTTTATACAGAACTTAATCTTAATTACCCTATTAATACATCGGCTGTAGTTTTTCAGGGTGGAGGAATGGATCTTCTTAATTCTGTATTAAGTAAGAAGATAAGTAATATTATTAAAATAGATGATTTATTTGCAAATGCAAGAGGATATAAAAGTTTATTAAAGTAAGAAAGAAGGATAAAATCCTTCTTTTTATTTGTATTATTTATAATTTAAAAATATATAGACTTCCCCTAAATTGCTATAGACTAACATAACCACTTCACTCATATTCCACAAGCTCACTGCGTTTCACTTGCTACATATTCGCTACGCATGTTATAGCATATGCAAAAAGAATATAAAAAAGTGCATGTCTATATATAAAAAATAATTTTTATATTTTATGAATGTTAATAATTTTGTGGATAAATTTAAGTATTTATTATTACAATACTAAAAAATGTTAATTAATCATATTAAAAATTAACGTTATAAACATACACCTAATCAATAATCAGTTCCGTGTTAACGGTAACTGATTATTATATATTTGTTTTTAATTTTATATCAATTTCAAATTTAGCTTTTCTTTTTTGAGGCTCTTTATAATATATTACTTCATGTATCAAACTTTTTAATAATCTGTTTTTGAATGTAGCATCATCTGTAGAGTGATAGTTATCTATTATATTTTGAATAGTTGGTATTAATTCTTTAAATGATAAATTAAATTCATTTTCATGTTTCAACTTTTCTTTGATATCATATATCGCTGATTTATTTTCTTCTACTTTAGTTGCTAAAATTTTAGAACGCTCTAAGTATGTATCTACATCATATACACCTTTCTCTAAAAAATCATGAAGATTTTCTTTCTGTTTAGCTAAAGTTAAAGATTCCTTCTCAAGATTATTTAACATTCTTTTATAATTTTCTAATTTTGAATTCTCATTAGAAATTATAATAGATTCATTTAAAGGATCAGTAAGTAAAATAAGTAAATCCTCTATATATTTTAATATTTCATTTTCTATAACATATAACTTAACTCCTCTATTATCTTTACAGTTTTTGCATCTTAAAAACTTTATATAACCTTCATCTTTATAAGTTGCAGAGTTACAAGTCATGCAATGTCCACAAGATTTACATTTAACAATACCAGCCAATGGATTAGTTAATACTTTATTTGGAGTAGGAGGTATAACTCTTCTTTTTCTAATTTCTTGAGCTTTATTCCAAGTATTTTCATCTATTATAGGGAGATGGTTGCCTAATACTTGAATTTGTTCTTCTTCAGTTCTAGTTTTAGAAGAGTTCCTTTTTCTTTCAACTCTATTCCAAACAACATAGCCACAATAAACTTTATTTTTTAATATATCTCTTATACCTTTTTCATACCACGGTCTGCCAGTAGTAGTTCTGTATCCTAATTTATTAAGGTAATCAGCTATCTTATAAGCACCTTCACCTTGTAAATATAGGTTATATATAGTTTTAACTATTTCAGCTTTTTCTTCATCTATAATCAGCTTTCTTTCTTTTCCTATATATTCAAACTTATAACCGAATGGAGCAGAAGTAGCTATAAATTTTCCTTCTTCGACTGATTTAATACGACCTCTTTGCATACGTCTAGTTATAAGTTTAAGTTCCT